GTCAAGCACAAACAACTACAATCTGCTACAAGCATGCATAACTCCTCTGATCCCGAACTCTTGTTCGTATCCAAGGAACCTGATATTAATTATTTGCGGGATACATACCGCGAAACTCAGTCATCCTTGGGCGAATGGATAGATCGCAGACAACGCGACTATGATGTACGCAATTGTATATGGGCGGGAAAGTCCAATGACTTTAAGAAATATTCTGCCAACCCGGAGACAGGAGAGGTATTTCCCTGGACGGGGGCTTCGGATCAAGAGATCCGTATGGTGGATAACCAAATAAACAAGTGTGTGGCTATGTCGCTAAACGCGGTACGGCAAGCACACATCGTGGCAACTCCCGTGGAGTCGAGCGATATTGCCCGTGCAAATGTGATATCCATGTTTGTACGCTGGTTGGTTAACACCAAGATGGATGATTTCTACGATCAAGTGGAACTCGGACTGAATCATCTCTTCGAGAAGGGAATGATGGTGCATTATGTTTACTACGAGAGCCAAGACCAAAAGCAACAACAGGCGATCAAGTTAGACGAAATTGCAATGGCGTTACCGCAAATCGCTGAGGCGATACAAGACGGTTCTATGGATGAGGAGTTATCCGCCGCCATGTCCGAGCAATTTGGAGTAAGTAAGAAAAAAGCTCGTGGCATGCTCAAGGAGTTACGCAAGGATGGTGAAACCACCGTGCCTGTAGTGCGTAAAGTGATTAACCGTCCACGCATTAAAGCGCTTGCTCCCGATGAAGATATCTTTTGGCCAAACTACACCATCGACCCACAGGAAGCCCCTTATGTGTTTCATGTACTAAACATGACACCTGAGCAACTTCGCTCAAAGATTGCTTCCGAGGGATGGGATGAGGAGTTTGTGGATAAAGCAATCGAGAATGCCACGGTTGGCGAGAACGATGTCTATACCAATAACCTAAGTTTGGAGGACGAGATCCTCCGCGATGATGATGAAACCATCCGCATCGTGTACTGCTACCAACGCCTATTGGATGAAGACAACATCCCAGGCATTTACTGCACCGTATTTTGTAATGAAGTTCCTGACTTATATGCGAAACATACGCTCATGGATTACGCTCATGGCGGATACCCTTTTGTCGTTAGTACCTTTGAGAAAACCTCGAAAAGACTCTACGCCTCCCGCTCCATCCCGGAAGTCGGCGAAGCGTTCCAGCAAGTCGTCAAAGTCGAAACGGACGCGAGCATCGACAGGCAAAGCATCTCAACGCTCCCGCCGATAGAACATCCTCTTGGGAGATCCCCATCACGCTGGGGTCCGGGCGTTCGTGTACCTTATCGTACACCTGGGGAAATACGATTTGCAGCCACCCCGCGTTTTGATTCCGGATCAATTGAGGTTCGGCGTTTAATGCAAGAGATGTTTGACCGCTACTTTGGTAATAACGCTCCAAATATTGATCCTGTTGAGTCACAGATCAAACAGCAAAACATCATCAACCGCGTACTGCACCATATGAAATATGTGATGGACCAAGTCTATGGTCTATATCAGCAGTATGGTCCCGATGAGGAATACTTCCGCGTAACAGGCGTACAGGATATGCAGAAGTATGCGAAGGGAAGAGCGGGAGAGAGATTTGATTTTTATATGCAGTTTGATGTGGCCACCCAAGACCCTGAGCAAATGCTTGAACGGGTAAAGACGATTGGAGAGATCGCTGGCACGATGGACAAGAATGGCGTGGTGGATACCGAGCAACTCCTTGCTATGGCAATCGGTCAGGTATTACCCGGTGCGGCAGAGAAGATAATCTTACCACGAGAGACTGCATCGCAAAAAGCGATGGAGGAAGAGCGTCAAACTATCGCAGAGCTAGTGGCGGGTGTACCGCCTAATGTTCGAGAGAACGATGCTCACGAGATGAAGCTCCAAGTATTTCAGCAATGGTTACAACAGCCCGATATTCAGCAGAAGGCACAGCAAGACCAAGCACTACAGGAGCGTATCCAAGGATATGTGCAACAACGTCAGTTCGCTATTCAGCAGAAGGTTAATGCTAATATTGGTAGGCTGGGTGCTATGCCCACACAATTCGGACAAACAGCAAGTGCGGCATGAGCATAACTTATCGCAATGAGCGATTTAGTGGTTATAATAAGCCAAAGCGCACCCCTGGTAAATCTAAGAAGTTTGCCGTACTCGCGAAAGAAGGGGACAAAGTTCGTCTTGTTCGTTTTGGCGACCCCAACATGGCCATTAAGAAGAACATTCCCGCACGGCGTAAATCCTTCCGAGCGCGACATAAGTGCGATGAAAAGAAGTCTAAACTAACCGCTGGTTATTGGTCATGCAAAAAATGGTAATATGAGTCTTTACAAAAACATACATGCTAAACGAAAACGCATCAAAGCGGGTTCCAAAGAACGCATGCGCAAACCCGGAAGCAAGGGTGCGCCTACCGCGAAAGCATTTAAGAAAGCCGCAAAGACAGCACGCAAGAGAAAGTGAAACGAAAGAAGTACCACGAGGTCGATCCACAAGAAGCGATGAATGCTTTGCATTCCTTAAAGAACGAACCCAACTTTAAGAAGTATATCGAGATCCGCGAGCAGATGCGGGAGGACACAATCCGTCAATTGCAGAACCGCGATAACCTTGTAAATCCGAATCTTGTCTTCCATTTAACAGGCAAGCTCGAAGCAATCGATGAGGAGTTAGATAACTTCTATAATCTTTAATTTTGTTATTCAAAAGCGCATAGCTCTTGCGGTTTAGGGGTAGGCCGCAAGGGCTTTTTTATTGCCATTGTTTAGACACAAGGCTACATTTTGCTACACTAGGCTACTATTGCCTTGACATCTATGGAAACATTAACCGAAGAGGTTGTCTCGGAGTCCTCCCAAAACACCGTGGAAAGTCAAACGCAAGGCGAGGGGAATCTCTCGATGGCAGAATTTGCTGATCAGTTACTGAAAAGCAAACAGCCCGAAGAGGAATTAACTGAGCCGCCCGAAGAGGCAGAAGAACCCGCTGAAGAAACTGCGGAGCCTACTGATGCCTTAACGGAGGAAATCGATCAGTCCGCCGAAGAAGAAGTGGAGGAAGAAGAGGAATCTTCGCCGCCCGCAGAACCTTCGGACAATGTTCTTTCAAAGTTTAACATCGACCTGGATAACCTATCCGAAGAGGAGTCCCGCGAACTCGCAAAGGCGCTGAATGCATCTGCGGTCAAGCGATTCGGGAGACTAACCGCTCAAAAGAAAGCACTCCTTGCGGAGAATGCTGAGTTGCAAGCGCAAGCTGAACAAGCCCAGCAGACACAATCCGCAGAGTTGCCTGAGTTCCTCAAGGATAACGCACTCCATAATATTACTGACGACAAAGCCTTACAGAAGGAAGTCGATAATCTGAACACTTTAGTAGAGTGGGCAGATGAGAATCTCGATAACGAAGTTCAGTATGATGACAATGGCAACGAGTATGTGGCCAAGGATGGAGATAAGGTGTACTCAAAGGGGGATCTTCGTAGAATCAAAGCAAACGCAAAAAAGATTTTACGCAATGATGTAAAAGCCCGGAAAGAGTGGTTACAGGAACGCACCACATACGATCAACAGGCAATACAAACCTTTGATTTTCTAGGCGATCCTGAGAGTCCTGAGTATAAGTTGTTTATGCAAGTTAAGGAATCACCCCTTTACAGGCCGTTGGTTCAGTATCTTCCAAACGCAAATTACACTCTTGGATTATTTGTTGAAGGTTACAAGGCAGTTGAAGCAAGGGTTAAACAGAAATCTGTACCTAAGCCAAAACCCAAAGCACCCACCGCAAGTACAGAGGCGGGAACTGCTAGACCCAAGACACCCCAGGCGAATGCTCAGAAGGCTCTGCAAGCGGCGAAGGCAAAATTCGACAAAAGCGGAACAATGGCGGACTACCAAGCATATCTAAAACTTAAAAATAAATCTTAAACCTTTAGGAGGACAATACTATGGCAATGGCCAAAACAACCAATGTGGCTGGAAATCGCGAAGATCTTTCCGATATCCTCACAATCTTAGAACCCGAAAGAACACCTTTACTTTCACTTGCGAAAAAAGGAAAAGCCAACGGCACTTTCTTTGAGTGGCAAGTAGACGACATGAGCGATCCCGCATTTGCTGGAGTCGTTGAAGGTACTGATGAGACTAGCTTTAACAACAAGCAGGAGAATCGTGCTAAACTTGGAAACTACATTCAAGTATTCCGCCGTAACTACCAAGTTTCCAATATCCAAGAACTTGTTTCTGTAGCTGGTGTGGATAACGAATTTTCCTATGCTGAAAGTAAGGCAGTACGAGAATTAAAAAGAGATGTGGAAAGTGCGCTTTGTTCATCTCAAGACCGTCAACAAGATGCTGGTGGATCTACTCCATACAAGACTCGTGGTCTTTTCAAATGGTTAGGTGAAGGTGGTCAACCTGCTGATGTGGGTGCTGGTTTCCAATCCGTTGCAAGCGTATCCCTTGGTGGAGGTACATTCACCGAAGCCAACATGAATGGTTTGCTTCAAGACTTGTACGAAGCCAACGGAATGCCCGGTGGACAGCTTACCTTACTTGCTGGCCCTGGTTTGAAACGCGACATCTCTGATTTCGCCCGTCAAGAAGGTACAACCACCGCTCTTAACTTCCAAGTCACTCAACCCGCTGAGTCCAAATCCATTTCCCTCGTAGTCAATATGTATGAGGGAGATTTCGGAACCGTGGCCGTGGTCCCCACGTTGTTTAATAATAGAACATCAGGATCAGCTACTATCGACTCTGATGCTGGTTTGCTCATCGACCCTGAGTACATCGCCGTCAACACCCTCAAAGCCGAGTCCAACTCCGAGCTTGAGAACAAAGGTGGCGGAAGAAGAGGTTTTGCAGAAATTATTTGTGGACTTGCGTGCTTGTCGCCCAAAGCCCACGGAAAAGTAAATTAATCTTAACCGTTAGTGAGGGGAGAGGTCTGCGATGCGGGCCTCTCCCTAATCTATATAAAAACAACATGCCTGACTTATTGATACCAAAGTGGAAAGATGGAAACGGTTCTCAGTTTATGAAGAACCTGGATCGCTATTTACGCTACGAGGTAGACCTCGAACAACACGAGGCAGTCATGCGTGAGAAGATGGCGATGAAGGAGAATAAGGAAATGGGAGTAGCAAAGATGGAAGGTCTTGGACAACTCAAAGCAAGCATACCCGCACGCGAGTATTTTCGCTGGCATCAATCTGAGCGTGGTTGCTGGGGCGATAAGACATTCATTAAAGAGTTCCTCCGCGATAATCCATCATTCAAAGCTAAAACAATGAGTAAGCAGTCCTTTAGCGGACCGAGCTTCGGCACAAAGAGTTTCGCATGAGGGAAATTGCGGTCAGTACGCTACTCACCAACCTAAAGCACATGGTTGGGGTGGACAGCCTCCTGACGC